CGCTTGGCGTGAATGTTTGCGTATAATCCTCGTTTAGCCATGTGCCTTCCTGTATAAGTGCGTGATCATTAGGTTGTTTTACTTACCTACCATTTTCTGTGCTTTTTTGTGAGCTGCTGTAAATGATGTACCAGCTCTCATTTCTTTACGCATCATAGCCATGTGTTTAGCTGAATGATGTACGGAATGTTTTTTTAAAGTTGCTTGTTGTTTCGGTGTTAGTTTCATTAGCATTTCCATCGTCTCATGGCAAGAGCCTTACGTGTAGGCTTGCCGTTCTTTTTCATTGGACCTTTCATTCCTCTGAATCTTGCACAGAAAGAACGTTTACGTGCACCACCTCCGGGCTGTGGAGCCTTAAGCTTAGAGCCAGTAGCACGGTTGTACTTGGCTCTTCCTTTAGCTGTAAGGCCACCTCGTTTAGACTTTTCTCCACGACCAATGGAGAGGTTTACACCTTTCTTTCTAGCCATTATAATCTTCCATCATTTAAGAATAAATATTTTAGGGCGGGAACACCTATCTGGGTTAAACCCGAGTAGGTGCTTTTGACTGGTAGTCCATACTTAAGTATGTTTTTAATCTGGTCTGTAGCTATTGATTTTATAAAACCATCTTCATCCCTTTCAGGTTTAAAGGTTTTATCTGCCATTCTTTTTTTAGCTTCTTCTAAACCTTTTCTGGCAGCATCTACTTCCTCTTTAGTTTTAGGTTTAAGATCCTCGGGTGTAGGTTCAAACTTCGCATCACCTTGTGCTTGTATTTCTGCATCACTTGGGAGCTCATTCTTTTTTAACTTATTCCTGTTTTTATAAGTACCACCAGATATTCGGTTTCTATAATCTCGAGTGCCTTCACCCGGTTTCTGTGGCGGTATGTTAGGCTTATCTATCATTACTTTTTCTTGCTTTTATTTTTCATGATTGCAGCCGCAACTTTTGGTCTTTTTTTTGCGAGTGCGGCTAGTCCCTTTGACGCTTTCTTAGCTGGTGGTCTACCTTTTTTCTTTCCGTATGTACCTTTTCCCATCGGCATGTGATTTCTCCTAAAAATTTAAGTCTGATCGTTCAAGTTTTTCGATAACATCTTGCCTGTAGGCAGGGTCGTTATCATACCTCTGGTCACTCATTGCTTGGACAAGCTCTGCCTGACTACGGTAAACATCTTTAGGTGTTACCGGTGCTTTACCTGTATACATCTTACCTTCGTATCCATTAGCATTATCATACTGAGTTTTAAGTCCAGCTACAGCCATCTGTATAGCTTGTACGCTACCAGTATTAACTATGCTGTCAAAAGCATCTGTTGTTTGTTTGTCGAGTGTGTTACTAGCCCACTTAATTATATTATCGTAAGCTGTCTCTCCTCCTACAGAGTTTTTGACTTGGTTTATGTCTGAGTCACTGAGGTCAGCTACCTGTGTAGGTGTTTCAAACCCTTCTGTATTCTGTACTTCTAGGTAAGCTTCAACTAACTCTTTGCTAGACATAGATGAAAACTTTTCTAATGTTTCAGAAGATAGCTTCCCATCGTTTTTGTTATACTCTTCGTTTGCAGATGTAATCAGAGTAGCCCCATCGCTGAGGCTAGTCTCTTCTGTTTCATCTTCTGCACCTGTTTGTTCTACTTCTTCTGTTGGCTCATCTTGTGAACCTAGTTTCTTTTGCAGCTCTACGTATGCTTTTTCCAGCTCTGCTGCATCTTTATACTTACCAGCTAACAGCTGTTCCTGTTGTTCGACTAACTTTTCACCAACGGCGAGGGAGTCTTGTTCATCTTCTGTAAGATTTTCAGTTACAGTTTCTGTTTGTGGTGTAGTATCTACTGTTAATGTTTCTGCCATTATTGTTCAGTGGTTGGTGGTGTTTCTGTAGGTGTTGGTGGTTGCTGACCTCCCGGTATAAAACCTGATGCAGCTAAACCTTCTGGATTTTTAGTTGGGTCCATCAACGGACTGTTAGCTATAGATCCAGCCTGTCCTACTAACTGTTCTTGTACAGCCATCTGTTGTTGCTGCTGCATCTCTTGTTCCATAGTCTCTGGAGACTTAATCAGATTTAATACATCTATACCTTGTGCAGCAGCTAATCGTTTGATAGCTTCTGTAGGATCTACATATTTTACTAATGCCTCTGGACCAAGGGTCTGTGTAATTGTGCCTAAGAATGTGGTCAATGCTTCTCTGTCCTGACCTCTACCTAGACTGTTTATACCAGCTACAATCTTAGGTCGTACCAAATCTTTAGGTAGTTTTGGTATCTGATTGTTACGTTGTAGTACTAATAGTATTCTGTTTAGATATGGTATAAGAAACTCTACAGTTAACAACGAGTACAAGCCGCCGAGTGACTGCTCTAGCTCGAGCTGTGTTAGGCGTACCTCTTCTGCTGTTACACGTTCAGCATTTCTTACGTTCATAACTAGGAACGCTTCTAGTATTCTTTTTTCTATTGTTGCTGATAGCTGTGCGGCTGTGTTAAAATCAGCAGTTTTACCGACTTGTACAACTCCGACATCCTCAGGTCTTCCCTGTATTATAGCACCGTTTCCAGCTTGTGACAAAGTTTGTGGTTTGGTTGTAGATGAAGGTGATACTAGAAAGATAACTTTACTAGCTACACTTGCTCCCTCTACCAGAGCTTGAGACAATCCATTGAGACTCCTTAGATCCCCAATAAACTCTTCGACTCTACCTCTTCCATAATCTTCACCATCTACTGTATTGAAACGAAGAACTAACCATGGAGAAGTATTTTTTGGTGCTGTGCTACGGCTTGCAGGCAAGACTACATCGTCTACTTCCTGATGCCAGATCCAGCGTCCACTATTTTCATCCATCTTGACACAGGTGTATACCTCGGCGTCGTCTTCATACGAATTTGTTGTTGAGTTTACTCCTTGCTCAGGCGGCTTAGGCAACTCGAGACCTAGCACTTTTCTGCTAACCATTTCTTTGGTTATTATCTCTATTACATTACCATTACCGTCTCGTTCTACTACATATCTGTTAAGAGGATAGTGTTTTAATCCATCTTTGCCCATAAATATAAGAGCATTACCAGATACAATAAGATGTTTTAAGGCTTGATGTACTACAACTCTGTCATTAGATGCAGCGATGTAATCCATAATGTTACGTTCTATCTTGGAGAACGATAGGTCAAGCTCACTACGAATCTCTGGTGTCAGCTCTGTCTCGTTTCCTATCTTGTCATCTCTGACTTGTAGTTTAAAGAAGGCTGTCTGTGGTGGTATGAGAGCTAACATAAGTTTAGCAGCAAGAGTTACAGTTGCTTTAGCACCCACGGATTGCCATGGCTGTAGCAAAGTTCTCTTGCCTTTGTAGTTATCATCTTGAGTTACAAGATATGGTAGGGTAAGTTCAGAGGCTTCTACAGCAACATCAAGAAACTGCTGCCTGTCTCCTGTTAACTTGCTGTACTTTGCTCTAATACTAGACATTTACTCCTCCTGATCCGCCACCAGCTGATGCGGTGTTAACGTTTATTTTAAGAGCATCAGATCCTGTTTTCTTACCAGCCCCGGGTGAGCCTTTCTTAGCTCCACTACCGTACTGAACCTCTGCTGGTTGGTCTGGGTCTAGCAAATCTTTTTTCTCAGGTTTTTCTGACTCTTGTTTTTGTGGTGTCACTCTTGGCTGAAACGCAACCTGTGGTTGAGGTAAAGGCGTTGGCTGAGGTGATCTAAATAGACACATTGTCTTCGTTTAAAATAGATTTTATATATCGTATCACTTCCTGTTGTCCAGAGCGATACATGATGGAGGCTAAATCCTCCTTGGGGTGGATAGGATACCAAGCGAACTTGGAGTCCAGATCCTCGACTAATTTCTCTAGCTTCTCTGAATAAAAGTTAAGCGTATTGAGGGAGGTTGGTGTTTGCATGTTCAAAGAACGCTGGCATACGAGCTGCTTTTGTGTCGGAAAACTGTGGAGCTTTACCTTGATACATTAACTGATCGCTCGCATCCAGCCAAAATTTTTTGTCTAAATATTTATCAGTTGTATTTGTTTTTAATGGTTGCACTACCCAGTTAATAGTTGCCTTCCGAAGCTTATCCAAGCTAGAGCTAGGAACAAGACCCAACTCAGCACATACGAGGCTATTTGTCGCAACGTGGATTTGTTCATCTCTGGATATATCAGCTGAT